AAATTGCCCTCGCTTACGGCACTGGTCGCATTGGAGGCGGTGACGCGCCACCGGTCGATCTCGGCCGCTGCGCGTGAAATCGGGGTTACACAGGCCGCTGTCAGCCGCCACATTGCCGCGTTGGAAGAGGATTTTGGCCGCCCGCTCTTCACCCGTGCCCACCGATCGGTGCAGCCGACAGCGGAATGCAGGCTTCTGGCGCGGTCGCTGACCGAGAACTTCCACGGGATCGCTGAGGCAATTGATGCCATGCGAACGACCTCGAAAGATGTGGTGTCAATCGGCGCACCAGTGGGCTTTTCTCATCTCTGGCTGGTTCCGCGCCTGTTACGGTTTCGCGCGCTGCATCCGGGCGCCTCCTTCCGCGTAGTGTCGCGCGATGACCGAATTGACCTCGGGACGGGCGAGGTCGACATGGTTATACGGTTCGGCACGGCGCCTTTCCCGGATGGAGTCGTCGTCGCCCGCAAAGAAGATCGAATTTTTCCCGTCTGCGCCCCATCCTATGCCGCACAACATGACCTTTCGGCCTTCCCCGACTGTGCTTTTGAATTGATCGAGCAGGACGTCCCTGACCGGACCTGGGTCCGCTGGGCCGACTGGTTTGCCCAGACAGGGACACATCCCGTCCAGGCCCGTGCCTCACTTCGCTTCACGTATTTCACGGACACCCTGGCTGCCGCGCTTGAGGGCGAAGGAATTGCGATGGGGTGGGAAGTGCTGGTGCGCAAGGAACTGCGCGAGGGCAAGCTGATCCGGGTTGGCGCTCATGAAATAACATCAACGGCCGCCTATAATTTGGTCGTGGCTCCGGGCGCCAAGCCATCTGCGCAAGTCGAGTTGGTCAAATTTTGGCTCGCAGAAGAATTGCTGTGCTAGCAGCATTGCCGCGATTGGAGTTGCCCAGCAGAATATTTGGGCGACTTTCCTCTTTCCTCTCTTTCTGCGCCCCTCGGGTTTGTCGACAGTCTGCTTCGCGCCCTATGCGGCTGCTGTAGTCGATATTTGGCGACATATTTGGCGACTTGGATTAGCACAGCCAAGCCTTGTCCGCTTGCGCCTGCGGGCATGACCTGCTAAGCAAAGGCGTCCGCTAATTTGGTACGTTGAGAGGCCTCATGAAAGTTCTGGTAGTTTTTGACCACCCGCGGCGTGAGTCTTTTTGCGGCGCCGTGCTCGATGCCTTCGTCGACGGCTTACATTCTGCCGGACACGTAACTGAAATCGTGGACCTGCGCGCCGAAGGTTTCGACCCGCGGCTTGGGCCCGAAGATGAGCCAGACTGGAACGCCGAGAAAATCTTTAGTGCCGAGGTTTTGGCCGAACAGGCACGAGTGGATCGCAACGATGCGATCGCCTTTGTCTTTCCCGTGTGGTGGTGGTCGGTTCCGGCACCCACGAAAGGTTGGATCGATCGTGTCTGGAATCGGGGGTGGGCCTATGGACCGAACAAACTGCGGCTAAAAAAGGCGTGTATGTTAGCCATGTGTGCGGCCGATGCCGCCCATTGCGCCAAGCGCGGATACGACACAGCCATGCAGACCCAGCTGGTGACAGGCGTGCTGAATTACTGCGGAATCGAGGATGCGGGGATTGAGTTCCTTCATGGCTCGCTTGATGACGCCGCGACTCGCTCTGGCCTGATCGACCAGGCGAGAAGGATCGGGTTGTCATTCTGACGATCAGTTGGAGCAACCGCGCCGGTTCGATCCAAGCGGCCAGATTGAAACGGACGGGTTTTCATCCGCTTGGCCGAGCGTGTTTGCCCTTTTCCTGCAGCCTTGCGCCGCGGCAAAAGCGCAGCAGCTTCGGGTGATTTCATCGCGCGGCGGGCTTTGCCATTGTGGGCTTCTCAGAAGGCAGCCTCATGCAGGCTGCCTGTGCGTCCCACTCTATCGGAAACGGCTCCACAACCCGTGCCAGGGTAATTTCCGGCCCTTGCTTTCCGTCTAAGATCGCCTCGACGATGTCCGGGGCCAACAAAGCAAGCCGCAAAACGCGGGTTACATAGGACGGCGCGATCTTTTCCCGTTTGGCCAACTCGTCAATGGTGGCAAACGCGCCTGAATCCAGCATCCGCTTCCACCGAAACGCGCGCGCCAGCGCCTTCACCAGCGTATTGTCCGGCTTGCGCGCCGGCGCAGCGCCCTCGGGAAGGCGCATCTCCTTGCGCCCACCACGCTTGATGACGCGGAATGGCACCCGAACAGTGACAACATCGGGGATCGGGTTGGCGCGGGTCACGCTGCCACCCCCACACCTCCTGCCAGCATTTCGCGGGCCAAGCCTGACAAACCGTCCATCCGAAGCCGAACATTGATGCTATCGACGGCGATATCCACGCGTTCGATCACCAACCCGACGATGCGCGCCTGCTCAGCAGGAAACAATTCATCCCATAGAGGGTCCAACTGCTGCAACGCGGCCCGAGCTTCAACCTCCGCCAAGCTAACACCCTGAGCCCGAGCCGCCTTCCACGTGCCCGCGACGATCTCCGGCTGCCGAAACACCGCCCGCAGCTGATCGATGACAGTGGCCTCAATCTCGCCCGCGGGCACGCGGCCAATCGGGCAGGATCCCGCGCCATGCTTCAACACCGACTGACTGACATAGTAGCGGTAGAGCCGCCCGCCTTTCCGCGTGTGGGTCGGCGAGAAGGCCGCACCATCTGGGCCGTACACGAGCCCCTTCAGCAAGGCCGGTGTCTCCGAGCGGGTCCGAGCGGCGCGCTTACGGGGGCTTTCCTGCAAAATCGCGTGGACCTTGTCCCATGTATCGCGGTCGATAATCGCAGCGTGCTCGCCCGGATAGCTGTTTTCTTTGTGGACAGCTTCACCGAGATAGGTGCGGTTGTTGAGCATCCGGTAGACATATTTTTTGTCGACAGGATGCCCCTTAGCAGTGCGCATGCCGCGCGCATCAACTTCCCGCGCGAGCAGAGTGCAGGAACCGATCTTGAGGAACTGGGCAAAGATCCAACGCACTTGTTCCGCGTGCTCTGGAACGACCTGAAGTTTGCGGTTCTCGATCACGTAGCCATAGGGAATGCTGCCCCCCATCCACATGCCCTTCTTGCGGCTGGCGGCAAACTTGTCGCGGATCCGCTCTGCAGTGACCTCACGTTCGAATTGTGCAAAGCTAAGCAAGATATTGAGGGTCAGACGGCCCATAGATGTCGTTGTATTGAAACTCTGGGTCACCGAGACGAAGGTGACGCCATTGCGGTCAAAGACCTCGACCAGCTTGGCGAAGTCGGCCAGTGACCGGCTGAGACGGTCAATCTTGTAAACAACGATGATGTCAACAAGGCCCTCGTCTACGTCCTGCATCAGGCGCTTCAGAGCCGGGCGTTCCAGTGTGCCGCCCGACACGCCGCCATCGTCATACTGATCGCGCACCAGAACCCACCCCTCGGAACGCTGGCTGGCAATATAGGCCTCACAGGCTTCACGTTGGGCGTGAAGGGAGTTGAACTCCTGCTCCAGCCCTTCCTCACTGGATTTTCGAGTGTAGACCGCGCAGCGTAGTTTTCGAATGACCGGTTTGTTCATGACCGCACCCTGTGGTTCTTGAGCCCAAAAAAGACCCAGCCATTCCAGCGGGTGCCGGTGATCGCGCGCGCGATTGCCGAAAGCGACTTGTAGGGCCGTCCCTGCCATTCAAATCCGTCGTTCGTGACGGTGACGATCTGTTCGGCACCCTGCCATTCGCGCAAGAGACGCGTGCCGGTAATTGGGCGTCCGCGATTGGCATGCAGACTGCGCTTGGATTTGTCACCGCCATCAAGCTCGTCGCCCAACCGCTCGAGGCGGCGGATGGTCTCTGGTTTCAGGCCGCCGTAAGCCAGTTCCTGGATGCGATACGCGAGGCGGGATTCCAGATAGCGCCTGTTGAAGGGTGGTGGCTCACTATCGAACAACTCGCGCCACTGTTTTTTCAGATCGGTCGCCGAGGTGGTCTTCAACGCGACAAGGCGCGCCGGGATGGGATCGTGGTGTGTCATGCTGTCTCCGTCTTCACTGCGGTTGCATGAATGCTCCAGTCGTCTGAGTTGTGTAGTGAACTTTCTCCATTTGCGTCAGATATTTGCGTTAAGGTTTTAAGACGGAGGCGGATCAGGCCGAGAGCCAATAGACTGCACAGTTCCGCCCGGCGCTCGGCGGGCGACATGCTTTCAGGGTGCAGCATATTGGGGCCAGCAAACGCGGGTGTAGGGGGAATAGGCATTGGGGCCGCCTCGTCAGAAGGATGTGCGACGAGATTGCCTGAATGAACCACGCAGGCAAGTCAGCAGGCTGAAACACCGTGCTCCTCAGGCCTTGCGCGGGCTTGCATGGGGATGTTGCTTCCTAAAAAGATGCACCCGAAAGCCTGCTTGCCGCCGCTTCAAGGGGCAGAGGCTCTCAGAAACTGCCCCTTGCGTCACATTTCGCGGGCAAACCAGCGCACGCGGCCGACAATATTCACCATATCCAAGAGTTGCTCATAGGGAGAGTAATGCGGGTTGTCCGACAAAATGCGGATCCGTTGAGGGTCGGTGTTGGGCACGGCCTCAATGCGTTTGGCAACGAGGCCCATGCCGTCGTTTAGAACAAAGATCCCCGGCGGGTTTGGGATCTGCCGCGTCATGTCGACAAGCACCATGTCCCCCGACATCAACGTTGGCTCCATGCTGTCCCCTTCTACATGCAGCAAACGTAGTTTGGCAGGGGACACACGCAGGCGGCCTTCAATCCAAGCCTTGCGGAAGAGATAGGTCTTGTCAGTGTCTTCCTCGTGGTCATCCACGGCGGCCCCGGCCCCCATAGAAGCCACCGGCGCTGCCAAGCGGATGGGCAGGAATTCGTCGACAACTTCCAATGGGGCAGGCGTCTCGCCCTCAACCTGACCTGCGCCCGTTAACAGCCAGTCGACATCCACCTTTAGGACCGCAGCGACCTGGGCAAGCGTATCGCGGTTGGGGCGCTTCGATTTTCCGCGCAAGATGTCATAGACAAAGCTTCTGGGCACACCCGCTTGCTCAGCGAGTTCGGCCACTTTCAGCCCAAGCTGGTAGGTCCTTGCATCAAGACGCTCGGGCAGTTGGGCAAGGGTCATGTGGATACTCCCAGGACAATCTGTGGATAAAACAAGATTGATTGGATGGTGTCAATTCGATAGAACATAAGGAGAACAATGCGGGGTGAGTCTGGGATGCGGATTGAGCGAGAATATCATGATTTGGCCTGGATCACGCAGACATGGGGCGTAACCTACTCTGACCTGCAATATCTTGCGGAAACGGCCCAGATTCGGGTGTCCATCCGCGTCTTTGATGAACCGCTCCGCCCCTTTGTTAGTGGCCGCCTTAGCTCCAGCCCGCGCGATATTCAACCCTATACGGGGCTTCTTGCGTTGCGCAGAGGCGATGTATTTGCCGTGTTGCGCGATGGTGATGCCATGCTGGATGTTTTCGTGGGGGCGGACGGCCACGATGTCCGCTTGGAAGAGCCTCAATGTGTCTTGATCGGGGATCTGGTGGTTGGCGCTGAAGAGCGCCAGCGCTTTGAAGATGGCTGTGGCTTTAGCCGCCGACGGGGGCGGGAGCCTTTGAACTTCCGGGCGTTCCGCTGGGAAGGCCAATCCTTTGCCTTCACCATCATGCAGGCAAAATTTCTGCAGCATTTGCACACGGCCCATTCAGCGGGGCAGCCTTGGGTCAACGGCAAGAAGGCGCTTGAGGAGATTGGCTCTGCCTTGATGAAGCCGGGCGATCTGTTCAAGCGCCGCATTACCTGGCGCAACATTGTCGATCACGACCAGAAGGGCAATTATCGGCTGCAACCAAGTTTCTGGGTCTACCCGCCCAAATAGGCGCGGCCCAACGCCCAAGCGTATCCGCCGACTCGGCGGATTTTTTTTGTCCAACCGCGTTCCCTGAGCCCTCCGCACTCGGGAGGGCAGGTGGGGGAACAAAAGGGGCGAACAGGGGAGAACAAGGGGGAACAGGGAGGAACAAAATCCGTAGAGGGGGTGGTTAAGATATTGAATTCGCTCGCCATGAGTTTGGTGATTTTGTTCCCCCCGCGTTCCCCCTGTGTCCGACGACGTTCCCCCCGCTAGCTCGGCAAGGTGTTCCTGTCACAGCCGATGGAGACAGGAATGACACAGAGTTTCTTGAGTACGCTCGAGCTTGCCGAGCGTTGGCGGGTCAGCCCCCGCACCTTGGAAGAATGGCGGGGGCGCAATCGTCCGCCGTATCCGATCAAGATGGGCCGCCGGGTACTTTACCGCATGAGTGACATCGAGGCGTTGGAGCAGGCGGAGTTGAACCGCGTGCTGAACACCTCAACTCAGAGCGGTGAATGACCATGCCGCAAACTACGCATAATCCCGGTCTGGCCCCAGTGAGCCACATCAGCAAGATGTTGGTTTTGCGAGAGAAAATTATTTCCTGCAAACCAGAAAAACGCCGAGACGCGCTTATTCCGATCCCCAGCTTCAGGACACTTTTGATGACACCTCCGGCCATTCGCCCGCAAGTGCTGCTCAATGACATCGCCTTTCTGGCTTGGGTCTCTCAGGCGGAACCCGGCGATCAGTTGGAATATCATCGTGGCTTTCTGGCGCGAGACACCTTCCCGACCTTCGAGTTCATGGAGCGCCTCGACAAGGAGCAGCTTCGCGGCCTCGCCCGCCAAGCGATGATCGCCAGCGAACAGGGCCTCGTGCACCTCGTCCAGAAGCGGCTGGAGCTCGATCACTTTTCTTACGTGGCCGTCGCGCGGCCGAAGACCGCAGCAACGCAATCCACGCTTTCGCAACTCGTCGCAGCCTGACCCCCAAATCCCAAGAGGACCCCAAAATGGCTTACCCCGTAAATGCCCCGAGCGTGGATGACATGCTCAACATGCCGACCGGCGAATTGGCGCTGATGCCGGTGGAACTGCTCGCATGTCTGCAGGCGGAACTGACCCATGCGGCACAGCAGTTGAAACTTGCCTCAGCCCGCTTCGCCACCGCCCTCGAGGTCCGCTATGCGACCCGTGCTGCCGAGGCGCGCCGGGCCTGCGGCAAGGACACCGGCACAGTGCGGCTTGTCGATGGCGCCTACGCTGTCGTGGCGGATCTGCCGAAGCGCGTCGATTGGGACCAAATCAAGCTGGCCCAGATTGCCCAGAACATCGCCGAGGCTGGCGAAGATCCGACGGAATTTATCGACACCAAATTGTCGGTTTCTGAACGCAAGTACGGCGCCCTGCCGGAAGCCTGGCGCAAAGGCTTTGAGCCGGCGCGGACGATCGGTTTCTGCAAGGCCAGCTTCAAGTTGGAGCCTGCCGAGGCTCACTGACTACGGCGGCGGGGACGCTCTGACCGCGAGGCAGGGCAGGCTCCCCTTCGGCGCCTGGTCACCCCCCGCCGCTGTTTCCCATCCCACCAATGAAAGGAGCGCGCCATGGCATTGCGCATTATCACCGCTGACGAACGTTTGTCGGCATCAGAAAACAAGACCTCGCTTGCTGTCTTTGGCCCGCCGGGCGTGGGTAAGACAACGCTTCTCAAATCGCTGCCTGAGGATAGGGCGGTGTGCTTCGATCTCGAGGCTGGCATGAAATCCGTGCAGGATTGGCGGGGCCCGAGCATCCCGATCCGCAAATTTGAGGATTTTCGCGATCTGGTCGTCCTGATCGGCGGGCCTGATCCGGCACAACACCCCAACAGCTTTTATGGGTCTGCCTACCATGCCCATGTGCAGCAGCAATACGCGGAAAGCGGGATCGAGGCGTTTCTTCAAGAGCGCTCGATCATCTTCGTCGACAGCATCACCGATCTGACGCGGCAGGTCATGGCCTATGCCAAGCAGCAGGCGGAGGCATTCTCGGAACGCACCGGCAAGCCGGATGTGCGCGGCGCCTATGGGCTTCTTGGCCGCGAAGTCATTCAGGCACTGAAGCATCTGCAACATGCCCGGGGCAAGACCGTCATCTTTGTCGGTGTGCTGGAAAAGGTGACCGATGAATTTGGTGCCTCTTCTTGGGTGCCGCAGATGGAAGGGTCGAAAGCGGGGCGGGAACTTCCGGGCATCGTGGATCAGGTCATCACGATGCAGCTCTTCAGTCAGGACACAGAAGGCGCTTGGAAGCTTGATGAGAAATCCGCCGAGCGCCGTCTCGTTTGTACTGCCGGAAATCCTTGGGGGCTGCCGGCAAAGGACCGTTCCGGCCGCCTTGAGGTCACTGAGCCGCCAGATCTCGCAGCACTTCTCGCCAAGATCGATGGCCGCGCCGCGCAGACCGCCTCAGTGGCCCTCACAACCCCTTCCATCCTCTGATCTGAAAGGACACCGAGATGCATTTCGATTTGAATGACGCCGCCCCGCAAATGGCCCCGATGGGGGAGCTGATCCCTGATGGCACTTTTGCCAAGGTGATGATGAAACTTCGCCCTGGTGGCGCAAATGGGGCGAGCGAGATGGATGCGGGGCTTCTGAAGGCCTCTGCGCATAGCGATTCCAAGATGCTCGACGCGGAGTTCACCGTGGTCGAAGGCCCCTATGCACGGCGCAAGTTCTGGCAAAACTACACGGTCGCGGGTGGCAAGCTTGATGAAAAGGGCCAGTCGAAGGGCTGGAACATCTCGAAAAGCGCTTTCCGGGCGATGATCGACAGCGCACTTGGGCTGCGGCCCGACGATCTAGGCGAGGCCGCGCGCGCACGTCGTGTGATCGGGGGCTTGAAGCAGCTCGACGGCATCATCTTTGCCGCGCGGATCATGGTCGAGGCCTCGGACAATGGGAACTACCGCGACGCCAACAAGATTGCGAATGTCGTTTTGCCAAATGAACCGGCCTATGCGGCCATCATGCGCGGAGAGACGGTTGCTCCCGAGCCCGTCAACGCGCCACCGCGCAAAGCTGCCGCGCAGGTGCCCGCTGCCTGGGCCGCGCAAGCCCCCGCACAGGGAGGCTGGTCAGGGGCGACACAAGCACCGGTCACACGAGCGCCGGTCATACAAGCGCAACCTGCCACGGCGGCGCCGGCATTCCCGCAAAGCGGTACGCCAGCCTGGTTGAACAGCTAAACCCATGACCCCGGATGAGTGGCAGGCGCATGTAACGCGTGAAGCGGCAATGGAGATTGGCAAATGGCTCGAGGCGCGTGGAAGGCTGGATCGTCCTATCGCAAGCCTTCGGCTTACGGAACTCGACGCCTTGGCGTCGGTGGCGATCAGCCGCTTCGTGGTTCTGGCCTCGCAAAAGATCAAGGAGGCCCCTGGGAGGCAGCAGCAGCTCGAAAACTTGCTGATGGGGTGAGCTCTGCGGCCGATGGCATCTGCGTCATCTGCGCCCGCGAAGCCCGGGGATTTGGTTTCTGCCTGAGGCTGCGCCGGTCTCAGCATCCTTTCTACCAGTTCTGTTCGCGCCGGTGCCAAGACATCGGCGCGGACCTCGCCCAGAGGAACTTCGGCATGATTGATAAAACTGCCCGCGAGGCACAGGCGATCCGCGATGCCCGTAAGGATTTTGCGGAAGCGCTGAGCGCACTCGGCCTCATGGCCCCGTTTTTCGACCGAACGGCCGCCGAGATTGACCAGCTCATTGAGGCGGCTGTTACCGGCTACATCGACAGCCTGCAGACACAAGGTGCCAGGCCTGAGCGCGATGGCCGCCTCCCTGCAGATCCTATCCCCTTTTGAGGTGCATCATGATTGACCTGAACCACGGGTCTGGCGCCCAGTATGGTGCAGACCAGATCCTCACAGACATTACGACCGTCCTTGGGGCCGCCATCGATCGTGGGTTGCGGGCCCGCAATGGTGCTGAACGCCCGCGCAGCTATGTCAGCTCTTCAGGCCTTGGCCGGTCCTGCCTGCGCCAGATCCAGTATGATTTTCTGGCAATGCCCAAGGATGAGGGGCAAGAGTTCGCACCGAAAACCCTGCGCATTTTTGAGGCGGGGCATCGTGGTGAAGACATGGTTGCCAGTTGGCTCCGGCTTGCAGGGTTTGATCTGCGCACGGAACGCGGTGATGGGCGACAGTTCGGTTTTGCCTCTCTCGGTGGCCGGTTCAAAGGGCATATTGATGGCTGCTTCGTGAGCGGCCCGGTCGAAATGGCCTATCCGGCGCTTTGGGAAACGAAAGCGCTTGGGGCGTCGAGCTGGAAAGACACGGTAAAGCGCGGGGTTGCTATCGCGAAACCGGTCTATGCGGCGCAGATCGCGCTTTATCAGGCCTATCTTGAACTGCCCAATCCGGCGCTCTTCACTGCGCTGAACCGCGATACGATGGAAATTTACGCCGAATTGGTCCCCTTTGATGCGCCGCTCGCGCAGCAGATGAGCGACCGTGCCGTGGCCGTTGTGCGCGCGTCTGACGCCGAGGAGTTGCTGCCGCGCGAGGCGTCTGCACCCACCTCAGTCGTTTGCAAGGGGGGTATGGCGGCGGGGCATTGGCATCCGCCCTGTTCTTGGGTGCAGCGCTGCTGGAGGGCTCACCAATGATCCCGCACGCCTATGAATTCAAAAAGGTGGCAACGCAAATTTGCCTAAAATCCAGTTTTGGTTTCTTACTCGAAGGTATTGAGACTGCGCCGATCTATTATTTTGCTGACCAGGCGGCTTTCGATAGCGACGAAATTGAAGCTCTGTGCTCCCTGATATTCGCAGGGCCTCTCAAGTTGCCGCATCCAGCGGTCATTTTTGAAGTGAACGACAGGAGCCCAGACAGTGCGGCGCTCCTCGTCTATGCGCGCCAGTTTGAAGACCGTGTCGAAGCTTCATTGTTCTCGCGAACGAGACGGAGGCTGAGTTGGAGCGATTGTCCGGCACACGCTGTCTTTGATGGCCTCGGTCGAGCGGAAGTCACTGCTCATCCTGACATTTTACCAGACAGCGCAAGTCAGTTCTACCCAGTTGTCACGGGCATTGTTTGGCGCGCGTTGAGCATTCTGGCTTTTGCTGGAAACGACAAGCCACGCAAAGTGATGTCCTCCCTGCGCACCAAATATGCCAAGGCCGGCGTTCGCGGGTGGACCTGGCACCAAATATCTATCGATGTCGAGCGTGCGCGAAGCAAAGCGCCACCGCAGGGCGGGACGCATGCAAGCCCGCGCCGGCACATCCGGCGTGGCCATTGGCGTGGGCTTTCCGATGGGCGGCGGGTGTTTGTCCGTGAATGTCAGGTCGGGGATCCCGTTCGTGGTGGGGCGATAAAGGATTATGCTGTCGAAGGGTTTGCCGCATGACCAACTTCACCCCCTCTGGCGCCCAGGCTGCGGC